CATTCGACGGCCCGCTGCGCGCAACCCCTGGCACCATCGACCCTGCTGCCGTCGCCGCAAACTGCGTGCTCGGGCGCTACTTCACCAAAAACCGCGACACGGCGCTGTACGGCCCCGGCGGCGATACTGGCACGAACGCTGACCTGTTCCTGGGCGGTATCGCGATCACTCCAAAAGAGCTGATCAACTACGGCACTGCAGCCGGTGGCCCGCTGGCGCCAAGCCTGCTGATCAAACCGGGAAGCCTGGCAACCTTCGTCGAAATGGGTTTCGTCTGGGTGTCTGTTGCTGCCCCGGCGCAGATCAGCGACAAGGTGATTTACACCATCGCAACCGGCGTTATCGCAACCGTACCAAAAGAAACAGCGGTGCCAGCGCTAAGCTTGGCGGTCCCTAACGCAGAGGTTTACCGCGTGGGCACCGACCTGTCTGGCGGCGACGTCATCTGCATCAAACTGACCAACTAAGGGACATCGCGAACATGGCACATTTGCAGCCTAGCCGCATCCGCAACACCACCCATGCGCGCCAAGTTGGCGTGATCAACATCAGCCCCGAGGATATCCGCGACGCGGGGATTCGCGGCCTGGGCCTGGACCGTATCGGCGTCGACCTGACCGAGGCGGATTTTCGCCGCATGGCCTTCGCGATGGACGCCAATTTGGTGACCACGCCAAGCTCGGCAACCCTGCTGCAGTTCACCCAAGCGTGGCTCCCTGGCACCATCCGCATTCTGACCGCTGCGCGCAAAATCGACGACCTGCTGGGTGAGCGTGTCGTCGGTTCCTGGGAAATGGGCAGCGTCGTGCAGAAGGTCATGGAATCGGTCGGTGCGGCTGTGCCGTACAGCGATCATGGCAACGTGCCGTTTTCCAGCTACAACGCGACGTACGAAGAGCGCGACATTGTGCGTTACGAACAGGGCTTCCAAGTCGGCGCCCTGGAAGACGCACGCGCCGCGCTGATGAAGGACAACGCAGCCGGCGAGAAACGTGACGCGGCAATGCTGGCTCTGGAAATCTCGCGTAACCGCCTGGGCTTCTACGGCTACAACAACGGCAGCAACCGCACTTACGGCCTGCTCAACGATCCTGGCCTACTGCCGTACGTCACCGTACCTGCCGGTGCTGGTGGTTCCACCAAGTGGATGGATAAAACTTTCCTCGAAATCGTACGCGACCTGCGCACCGCTGCGGCTGCCCTGCGCACCCGTTCCGGCGGCAACATCGATCCGAAGAAAACCCCAATCACCCTGGCGGTCGGTGTCAGCGTTATCGAGTTCCTGAGCATCCCCAACGACCTGGGCACCACCACGGTGGGTGAGTGGATCAAGGAGAACTACCCGAACTGGCGCGTTGAGGACGCAATCGAACTGGACGCGGCCAACGGCGGCGCGAACGTGGCGTACCTGTATGTCGAGAAGGTTGAGTCGACCGGTGACGACGCAGGCCAGGTGATTCAACAGCTGATCGCGTCCAAGGTTCACCCCCTGGGCATCGAGAAGCGTGTGAAAACCACCGTCGAGGACTACACCAACGCCCTGGCCGGCGTGATGGTCACCCGTCCGTTTGCGGTTTACCGCATGACTGGCGTTTAACAAACCGTCAAGGGCGTGCTATGTTGGGCGCCCTACACCAACGAACAGAAGGGCTTTGACATGCCATTGATTTTCTCGACCATGACCGGCTCGGTGACCTATACCGACTGGAAACTTTCTCCCGGCGGTCTGAGCATCGCCGGACAGCAAGTCACCATCAAAGGTGGCGCGAACGTAGCCGACCGAAAAACCATCATCACGCCGCGAGGCGTGGGCACTCAAGTCAGCGACAAAGAACTGGCGTTCCTCGAAAACGACCCGACCTTCAAGATGCACAAGCAGAACGGCTTCATCACCATTGACAGCGTTGCAGACATCCGTGACGCTGACCTGGCCGCGTCCGACATGGAAGGGCGGGACGATTCGGCGCCGGACACCCCTAATGATTTCATTGCCGAAGGGGCGGAACCACCGACAACCACCACCGTGGAAATCGAAACCCCAGCGCCACAAGGTCAACCAGCTTCGCGCCGCACTCGCAAATAAGGTGAACCACCATGGCCGAACATACTTTTGATTCGGTCGCTTTTCGCGCTCAGTTCCCTGCGTTCACGAGCACGACCAAATACCCCGATGAGCAATTGTCGGGGTATTTTATTATGGCGACCATGTACATTTACCCAAAGGACCGGGGCGGAATTTGCGGTGATCAACTGCAGCTGTGCCTCAATTTGATGACCGCACACCTTGCCTGGTTGAATCAGCTGATCATCAGTGGTAACACGAGCGCGGCGCCGGTAACCGGGGCAACCATCGACAAGGTAACCGTGAGCCTTGAAGCGCCACCGTTTGGAACCAGTATGTGGAAGTACTGGCTTAGTACTACTCCGTACGGTAAGCAGCTGGCGGCGCTACTGCGCATCCTGTCGCGCGGTGGCGGGATCGTTGGGGGTTCGCCCGAGGGCCTGGCCTTCAAGGGTGTGTTCGGCGTCCAGCGCGGTCGGATGCGCCTGCGGTGAAAGTCTCAAAGGGGCAGGGCGTCGGTCGCGATGTACTGGCCAAGCGTCTGGCTGAGCTGCAGGCAAAACAGGCCGCAGTTGGCTGGTTCGCAACAGCCAAGTACCCTGACAGCGAGGTGCCGGTTGCCTATGCCGCGATCATTGCTGAGGACGGCAACCCTGCGAACGGGCAGCCGCCGAGGTCCTTTGTGCGTTCAACACAAGCCGATAAACAGAAGGGTTGGTCGGTGTTGCTCGCCAAGGGGTCAAAGTCGGTAATGGACGGCAAGCACACCGCCGCCAACATGTACGAGTTACTGGGTCTGCAAGTGGCCGGCGACATTCGAAAGACACTTGCAACCGCGCAGTTTGCGCCGCTGGCGGATTCAACAATTGCTGCGCGTGCACGAAAGCGAGGCGTTACAATTGAAGAAGTCAACAAAGACCCGTTGCACGACACTGGCTACATGCAGTCCAGTTTGACCAACCAAGTGACCGATAAGGACGCATCGCTATGATGGTGCCAGGTAGCAACCTTTTGGCGATTGCACTAACGGTGATCGCTCCGCAACAAATAACGCTCTATCGCACAACTGGCCGTGTTGAAAATGCGATCGGGGAGTGGGTGACCACGTATGCGCCTGGGTTCCCGGTAGAAGGCTCGTGGCAGCCCGTAGATCAAACGAAATACGAGGCGCTGGGTCTTGACCTATCCAAGAAATATTTCATGTTCTATGCGAGCGAACGCATTGAGGCGATCACCCGTGGGCAAGCACCCGACCTTGCCGAACGCAACGGGCGCAAATACAGCACGGTGTCGGACAACCCATGGAATGACGTTGACGGTTGGCAGTCGGCGATGTTCGTAGATATTGGAGCAGCTGACTAATGACGAACAACGAAATTGCCGCAATGTTCCGCACGCAAATGCTGGCAATGTTGACCGAGCAGGGGCACCCTGAAGTCAGCGTTACGTCAAGCTTCCAGACCAACAACCAAGGTCGACTTGACGGACCGGTATTGTACTTCGCCGAGATTGGTGACGTACCTTATGGGGCGCAGAAAACCAGCACCACAAAAGACATCGGCACAGACCAAATTATTGACCAGTCGATGCAGCGTTGGCGGATCAGTTACCAGCTGCAAGGCTTTGCACCCGCCGACATCACGAACCTGACAGTGTTGCGTGCGGCCGATGTTACAAAGCTTGCGCTGCAGCTTTTGAAGTCGCCGCCGTTCCTCCGGGTATTGAAAAGTAGTGGCATGGGAATTGAGCAAATTGGCACAACAAAGCCTAACTTTGTTGTCAATGACAAAGCTCAATTTGAAGCAGGGCCGATGTTTGATTTTACTATGAGCTACCGACGTTCCATAATCCAAAAGTCTGCTGCGATCACAACCGCAGATATCGCAATCCACCGAGTATAAAGGGGCCATCATGCCTATTAGCATTAACCGTTACGTTCCCGTCACGTCAGGGGTTGTCGGTGCGCAGAGTGTGCCCGAGCGCTCGCGTGCAGGTCTGCGCTTCACCACTGACCCCCGTGTTCCAGCAGGCACCGTGGTTACCTTGAGCGATGAGATTGCACGTCTTGCAGTTGAACTGTTCGGGGCAACTTCGCCTGACGCAGAGTATGCCGCGCAATACGCCGCTTATGTGTCGCCGCCGCCAGCCAGTCGCGCGAACATTCTGCGATTTGCACCCTACGTCGACGCCGACCGAGCACCACGTATTTACGGTGCCAAAGTGCAGCCCGTGCTGGCCAACTTTACTGCAATCACTGCCGGCACTTTGCCCCTGACTTTGGGCGCTGTCACCGTGAACCTGACCGGCATCAACTGGTCAACCGCGCTGACCCTGGCCGACGTCGCAAGCCAACTGCAAACCATCATCCGCGCAGCTAACGTGGCGCCAGTATGGGCAACTGCAACCGTGACCTATGACGCAGTTGCGACCGCATTTACCCTCGCTGGTGGTGCCGCAGGTGTTGCACCTGTTTCGCTCGGTGCGGCGATTGGCGGTGACGTTGGTACTCTGCTTGGCTGGCGCGCAGCTCTTACCATCTTCTCCCCAGGCGCGGCCGCTCAAGAGCCTGTCGAGGCGCTGCAGGCCGCAGAGCAGGTGACTGATTCGTTTGGCTCGTTCTCGTATGCTGCGCTTGGCGCGGTTACTCTGGATCAAGCCGAGGCCGTCGCACTGTACAACGCAGGGCTCAACGTCAAGTACCAGTTCTACTACCAAGTTACACTGGCCAACGCGGCGCAGGCGTATGCGCAGTTGTCGTCGTATGCGTCTACCGGTCTGATCCTCAACGGGCTGGTTGGTGAGTTCAAGGAGAGCTTGCCGGCAGCCGTTGGCGCCGCTATCGACTACAGCCGCACCAACTGCGTGGTCAACGTTATGTATCGCCAATCGAGCGCGTTCGCCAATGATAACGACGTCAGCGACGATACCACCGCAAACGCAATGGACTTGTTGCGTGTGAACTACTACGGCACCACGTCGAACGCTGGTCAAAAGCTGGCATTCTTTCAGCGCGGATACCTGCTTGGTGGTGCAACTGCACCGTTGGACATCAACGTCCATTTCAATGAGCAATGGTTGAAGTCCGCACTTCAGGCCGACTTCTTGAGCGGCCAGATTGCCTTGTCGCAAATCGGGGCAAACGATGCTGGGCGTGGGATCGTGCTTGGCTTGCTGCTGGGACGTGTGATTCAAGCCAAACGTAACGGCGTCATCAGCATCGGCAAGACGTTGACCACGCTGCAGCAGATCGCCGTAACTCAGCTCACCGGGGATACTGATGCTTGGCGGGATGTCCAAACGGACGGCTACTGGGCGGATGTTGTGATTGTCCCGTACACAGGGCCGAGCAATACCCAAGAGTACAAAGCCGTGTACACTCTCGTCTATTCGAAAAACGATGTCGTGCGCAAAATCGAAGGCTCGCACAATCTCGTCTAATCTGGAGCGTTAATTATGCCGCAAGATATCAGCTCAACGGGCTTGAGTTACCGGGTAGTCGCAAGCGCGACCTACCCGAACGGGGTGACCATCAGCGAGGTTGCCGATGGCACCGATCCGCTGGACATCCCCGAGGTACAGATTGCCGATTCGGCCATGACCGCCAACGGTACGCTTGTTCACTGGTCTGCGCCAAAGCCGATCCCGATCAAGGTTGCTGTGGTGCCTGGCAGCGAGGATGACATTGCCCTGCAGTACCTGTTCAACGCCAACCGTGCCGCCAAAGGAAAGCGCGTTGCACGGGACGAAGTATCGATTATCGGCAACTATCCTGACGGCGGCACGGTTACGCTCTCAAGCGGCCATTGCGGGGCTTACATGCCAGGGCGCTCGGCGACATCTGCAGGGCGCTACAAGGACAGTGTGTACAGCTTCACTTTTGAAAACGTAGCAACAACGAAGGGCACCGGGAACTAAGACAATGGCCGACCTCATCAAACCAAAAGAAATAGAAATCAAGGATTGCGACGGGAACGTAAAAACGTTCATTTTGTCGCGGCTTCCAGCAATTCCAATGCGGGAAGTGATGGCCAAATACCCAGTAAGCAACATCCCAAAACTCGGCGAGTATCAGGCGTCACAAGAGGTGATGGAACTGCTACTGCGGTACGTTGGTGTGGTAGTGAGCGATGAGGGCGGCAACACCCGCGAAATTCAGCTGGTCAACAAAGCGCTGATCAACAATCACGTCACCGACGGCGAGCAGCTGCTACGCATTGAGTACGCAATGCTGCAATACAACACAAGTTTTTTCGGTCAAGGCGATCTCTCGACTTTCTTGCGCGAGTTGATTGCCAAGCA